ATAAATCAAATCCTGTCGTCATGTGGTCAGGCTCCTGTAACCACGTTGGACACTACCAACCCAGACGTTGCGATTGTATACGATACGTTGTTACAGGTGAACAGAGAAGTCCAAGCTGAAGGCTGGACTTTTAATAAAGAGAATCATGTTGAGTTCCCTACTGATGACAGTGGTTACATAAATATACAGAATAATATAATTCAAATCAAGCTGTCAGAAAACGCAGTTAATCGAGAGTATGATGCTATTCGCAGGAATGGTAGATTATACGACAAAATACATCACACAGATGTATGGACAGAAAGTACTATAGAGTGTGATACTATAACACAGTATGATTGGGTAGATATACCACAACCGATACAAGATTTTATAACAGCTAGAGCTGCTACATTAGTATCACAGAGAATAGTTGGAGATAATGCACAATACCAAATGCTCCAACAACAAGAAGCATACTTAAGAGCATTAGCTTTAGAGTATGAAACACAACAAGGTCAATATACATTCTTTGGACATCCACCAGACCAACCGAATTATTATCAAAGCTATCAACCATTCCAAACATTAAGAAGATAATGGCAGCTATAACTCAAAGAGTTCCTAATTATTTAGGTGGAGTCTCCAGACAATCCGACGATAAGAAGTTAGCGAATCAAGTAAAAGAATGCTTAAATGGTTATCCTGATCCTACCTTTGGTCTTACTAAGAGGCCGGGGTTTAAGTGGATAACTAATTTAGGTACTGGAACTACTTATGATAACTGTAAGTGGTTCTACATACATAGAGACAATGATGAAAAATATGTAGGCTGTATTAAACCTAAACCTAACAGTGGTAATGGTGACATAGATATATGGAATGCTACCTCTGGAGCTGTATGTACTGTTAATTATGGTACAGGAGCACAAGCATATCTTACAGGAGCACGAGAAAACTATGATATCCTAACTGTACAAGATACATCTATTATAACTAATAACTTACATACAGTTACAACTTTAACAGCTCCTACCTTCGTTGTTAACTCTAGAGCTTCTTTAGTATTAAGTGATACACCAGTAGGAGTATTTAAAGTCACTATAAATGGACAAGATGCTTCTGTAACTGGTGGTACTACTGAAACTTATGATGGTCTATTAACTGCGTTAGAAACAGCGATAAATAGTCTAAGTACTACTCATTCTTTTGGCTTAACTGTAACTAGATATCCAACATCATTAGAAATAACAAGAGCTTCTGCTTTTACAATTTCTTGTCAGGGTGGTTCAGCTAATACTAAATTAAATGTACTTCAAGATCAAGTTGATAATGTAAGTCAGTTACCTTTTCAATCAGTAAATGGTAGAACTGTTAAAGTAATAAATAGTGAAGGTGCAGCAGATACATACTGGGCTAAATTTGTAGCAGAGAATGGGACTTCTGGTAGAGGTTACTGGGCAGAGACTATAGATCCTTCAAAATCTACAGGTTTAACTGATACAACAATGCCACATGAGTTGATAAATAATTCTACTAATGTTTTTACATTTCAAAAGATAGCTTGGAAAGCTAGATTAGTAGGAGATAATGTAACTAACTCACATCCTAGCTTTGTCGGTTATAAAATAGAACAATCATTTTTCCATAACAATAGACTTGGATTCTTATCTAAAGATAATGTATCTATGAGTCAATCACAAGATTTCTACAACTTTTATCATACATCCGCACAGGTAGTTACTGACGCAGATCCAGTAGATTTAAACTGTTCATCAATTCGACCTGCTGCACTGCATGGTGTGATTCCTACTACACAGGGTTTAGTCCTATTTAGTAAGAATCAACAATTTCTCATGAGTGCTGCTGAAGGAATTCTGACACCAACAAATACTACTATCAGAACTATTTCTAACTATGAGATGGATACTAATGTAGATCCAGTTGATATGGGAAATAACATTAACTTCATAAGTAAGACACCATCTTATACTAGAATATTTGGAATGGTTACACGTGGTCAAGACGAGAACCCTCAAGTATTAGACGTCGGAAGAGTTGTAAATGAGTGGGTTCCAGCTACAATAGATACGTTTATTGCTAGTCCACAGAATCAATTCCTAGCTCTATCTAGTCAATCAGATAGGAAGGTTTACTTTTACCGTACATATAGTGATGGTAAAGAGAATCTAGTAGAAGCATGGTTTAATTGGGAGTTGATGGGTACTGTTCAATCAATAGCAGTTGACTCAGACGATATGTTTGCTGTTACTAAACAAGGTAATCAGTTTACATTAAGTGCAGCTAGTTTAAGCCAGAGTCCTTCAGATGCTATCATAGTTAATAATGATGGCAGTAGAATTAATCCATGTATGGATCTATATACTGAAGCTAGTAATGGGCAGACTGGTGGTTCTTTAAAGAAAGTAGAATGGGATGAAGTTAATGAATTTTCTAAGTGTTATATACCTTGGAATAATCTTACAAATTTAACTCCTGTTATAGTCATTAAAGGTTCAACAGCTGGTGGTCAGTTTACTGAATCAGGATTTACTACTATACCTACTGTAGTTACAGATGATGGTAGTTATCCATACTTTAAAGTAATAAATAAAGATCTATCATCTGAAGCTAACAATGTAATAGTTGGATGGAAATATGGTTTAGATGTTATATTACCTAAGACATACGTTAGGACTGATGGATCTGATATGAAAGTTACAGATTATACTGCTACTTTAACTATAGCTAGAATGAAATTTGCTGTAGGTTTATCAGGTGTAATGGGTTTCAAACTTAAATCTATAGGTACTAGACAAGGTAAAAAAGAGTATATAGCTGATGGTACTTCAACCGTATATCAATGGGATCAATCTGATTTAAAATATATTGATGATGATCAAATAAAAGTTAAAATAAATAATGTATTAAGTAGTGCTTATACTGTAGATACTACAGGAACATTACCTAAGATTACCTTAACAGCAGCTTCTAGTGAGCTGAAACTTTTAAGTGGTAATGGTAGTACAAAATCATTTGACTTAACTTTTGAACCAACTAATGTTGAAAAGATGAGAGTTAAAGTTGGTGGTAATAATTGGACTACATCTAATCCAATAGGAGCTTCAACTTTATTAACTGAAAGTACAGATTACACTATTAATAAAGATACAATTCATTTTACAGCTGCACCTGCAAGTGGAACTAATAATATACTTGTATACAGTGAAGATGATATTATTATCTATTTAGATGAATGGTATAATCTAAGCCCTACACATAAAGCTGACACCTATTTAGCTAATGATATAGCATTGTCAGATCAATCAGTGTTTACACTACCAATACACCAAAAAACAGATAACTTCCAATTGAGGATATTTAATGATTCACCATTCCCTGTGTCTTTAAATTCAATGATGTGGGAAGGTAATTATTCACCGAGATTTTATAGGAGGTTTTAGATATGAGTGATGTAGCTGTATATGCTATAGGAACTGCATTAGGATTATTCGGGGCAAGTAAAAGTTCTAGTGCAGCAAAAGAGCAAATAAGATTCCAGAACGAAGCAAGAGAAGCTCAATATAAATACGATACTGAAAGATATCGTATGACAGGGGATAAGATAAAATCTGATCATGCTTTTGCAGTTAAAGAAACAAACGCGAAAAGAAGGAACGAAAGAAGAACAGCAACGTGGAAAGATGCTACAAATAAAGCTAATTATCTCCATCAACTAGCTATTAGAAATAGAGAACAAGCTTCTTTAAATGCTGAATTTGATAAATCCAATGTACTATATAATGTTCAAATTGGAATGAATCAGAAAGTAGCTGCTGACGCTGAAGCAACTGAATGGAGAAAATTAGATGAGATAAATACAGAAGCTGCATTCGATGCACAAGAGCAAAGATTACAGCATTTAATGGAAGAAGGTCAGATAAGAGCTAGAGGTCAAAGTGGACGATCAGTCGCTAAAACTCATCAAGCAAAGATGGCTAATTTTGGTCAACAGATAGCAGCTCTAAATGAAGGGTTAGCTGGAGCTGGTCGGAATACTGCAGCTATGATAGAAGAGATAAAGAATGATCAGTTCTCTGCTAACTTAGCAGCTTTCGCTAATAAGATGTTACCTCCGGGTACACTACCAGCACCTGTAATTCCATTCAAAACACCTGAAGCTGAATTCCTTGATCCTACACCTCTACAAGAGTTCCACTTCGGACCTAAACCGATTAAAGCAGCTATGGCATCTGAATCTGCAGCAGCTAATGCTGCATGGGGAGCATCCATACCGGGCATTGCTAATTCACTAGCAGGTCTTGCTAACGCACTTGCATAACTAACAATGGGAAAAAACTACAAAAGACACGCCCAAGGGCGAGGGTTCCGTAGAACAGATATTGGTGATATGGGCATACGTGCTCATAAAGAACAACAAAATAGAATCATCAATGCTCTAAAACTACAAAACAAACAGCAACAAGAGTACAGTAATGAGTACAAAAGAGACATAGAAGGTAATGCTGCACAGGAACTACAGCATAATAGAGAATTAAAGAATCTAAAAGATGATGTCTTTGATGTTGCAATGGACAACACAAGGATAAGAGCTGAAAGAGAAATAGAATCCCTTGATCTTCAAGCGAAAGAGGCTGGTAAGAAATCTGACTTTTGGAAAGATTTCTCTACCACCTACTCACAACAGTATGCTAAAGCTGCTGCTGGTATTTCTGATGTAATTACAACTAAACAAGCTGAAGCACAAGTTCAAGCTATTCAAGATTCAGATGAGTGGGATGTAGCAACACGTCAAGTTGATACTTTAAATAAGCTATCTTCTTATGAACAAGTTGCTGGAATGACAGAAGCTCTTCAAGATAAAAATCTTAGTAGAGAAGAAAGAAGAGATATCTTATCTCATTTCACTGATTTAGGGTTTAGAATGAACTCTAAAGCACAGGATATTATAGTAGGTAAATTATTAAAACAATGGGAAATACAGCATAGTGACTTAGCTAAGATGGCTGGTGAGCATAATGTAGGATTAACCCATAG